AAGAAGGAAATCCTCGATCGCATGGATGAGGCCAAGGCGCAGGCGATGCAGGCGCAGATGGCGCAGATGCAAGGCGAGCAACAGGTCAGGGCGCAGGAATTGCAGATCGACGGGATTACCGCCGAGGCAAGGGCGCAGCGCGACAAGGCCGCAGCGATGAAGGACCTGGCTTCGATCGACAAGATTCACACTGACACAGTGGTCAAGCGGATCACGGGTCAGGGATAACCGCCGCCGGGTTTGAAGGGCGATAGACGGACGCCGCGTTTCGGGCGTTTTCGTGTCTCACAGCGACAATGGAGAGCAGTGCATGAGCGACGATAAACTCGCATTCCTGGATTCTGAGCCGACCGAGGAACAAGCCGAGACCAAAGGTGCAACGGAACAGGCGCAAGAGCCTGCCGAGGAGCCGAAGGTCGAGGCCGAGGAAGGCAAGGGCGAACCCGAAGCCGCGCCGCCTGCGGCAGAGCCGGAACCGAGGCATATCCCCGTCACCGCGCTGTTGGACGAGCGGGAAAAGCGACAAGCGGCGCAGCGCGAGGCAGAAGATGCCCGCAAGCGCATGGCGGATTTGGAGCGTCAACTTAGAGACCTCCAGACGCCGAAGGAGCAACCGGATTTCTACACGGACCCAGACGCCGCGTTCAAGGCGCGCGAGGCGCAGTGGGAACGGAAGATGCTGGCCGACAAGCTGCAAACTTCCCGTTTCCTTGCCGAGCGTGAATTTGGCGCGGAAGCGGTGAACGAGGCTTACGCCTATTTCGACCAGCACCCGGAAGAAAGCCAAGCGCTCCTGAGGCATCCGTCGCCGTTTCACGCGGCGGTCGAACACTACAAGCGCCAGAAGTTTCTGGCCGAAGTGCAAGACCCGGAAGCGTGGAAACAGCAGCAGCTTGAAGCGCTGCGTCAGCAATTGGCGCAGGAAACCGCCGCCCCCCCGAAACCGAAGCTTCCGCCCGCATCGCTCGCCACAGCGCCAGCGACGGGCGGTGAACCCAGAGCGCCGGGGAACGCCTTCGATAGCGTTTTCGGCAAGCCATAAGGTAAACCGCAATGACTACCACGACTCTCGCCACGGCAAGCCGTGTGCAAAAGTGGGATGCTCAGTATTTCGCTGAGTATATCCGCAACTCCGGCTTCAAGCCCTACATGGGCACCGGGCCGAACTCGATCTTCAACGTCAAGTATGAACTGACCTCGGGCGGCAAGACGATCAACGTCCCGCTCGTGTCGCGCCTTACCGGCGCTGGCGTTACGGGTTCGACGGCGCTTGTGGGGGCCGAGGAAGTCCTCAACAACTACAACATGACGGTTTCGGTCGATTGGCTCCGCAATGGCGTGGAGATCAAGAAGCCGGAAGAGCATTGGACCGAAATGGACCTTCGCGCCGCCGCCAAGGACATGCTGATGGCATGGTCCGAGGACAAGCTGCGGGATGAGCTCATTGCGGCCATGCGGTCGATCCAGGGCGTTGCCTATGGCTCCGCCACCGAGGCGCAAAAAAACGCATGGATTGACGACAACACCGACCGCGTGCTGTTCGGCGCGGCCAAGTCGAACCTCTCGACCGCTGCCCCGGCCGGCGGTGCCACCTACGACCACAGCGGCTCGCTCGCCAACGTGGACGGCACCAACGACAAGCTGACGCCAGCCGCCGTGTCGCTGATGAAGCGCATGGCGAAAACCGCCGACCCGCATATTCGGCCGTTCAAGACGAACGACGGTTCGGGCCGGGAATACTACGTGCTGTTTGCCGGGTCGCTGCCCTTCCGCGACCTCAAGGAAAACACCACGATGCAGACGGCGAACCGCGAGGCGCGCGAGCGCTCCGTGGGAACCAACCCGATCTTCCAGGATGGCGACCTCATCTATGATGGCGTGATCATCCGGGAAATCCCGGAAATCCCCGTGCTGTCGGGTGTGGGTGCGGGCGGTTCGGTTGACGTCGGGCAGGTGTTCCTGTGCGGCGCGCAGTCTGTCGTGCTTGCGTGGGGGCAGGAGCCGAAATCGACCAAGAAGGCCGAGACGGACTATGGTTTCGCCACGGGCATCGGCATCGAGGAGTGCCGCGGCATCGAGAAAGCCGTTTTCAACTCCGTCGATCACGGCATGGTGACGGGCCACTTCGCGGCTGTTGCGGACTCGTAATGGATTGGGGGCTTCGGCCCCCTTTCCTCCTTTCAGGGGATAGAGAATGGCTGACGACACCAAGAACGGCACGATCCGCTCCAATCTCGGGCTGGTTGCGCCGCGAGTTAACATCGGCGGGAACTTCGTGGACTCCACGGTTTCCGTTGCCGCTGCGGCCTCTGCCGCGTCGGTATACACCATGTATCGCCTCCCGACGAATGCCCGGATTCACGGCTGGTCGCGGGTGGCGTTTGACGACCTCGCTTCGACCGGCTCGCCCACCATCGACTTCGGGTTCAAGGCGGTTGACGAGAATTTCACGACCAATGACGCCGCGCTCAATGATGGCGTTAACGTTGCCACTGCGGCCGGAACGGCGAACCTGATCAAGGACCACGCCAATTACGGCAAGACCGTGTGGGAAATCCTCGGGGAATCGTCCGATCCTGGCGGCCTTGCCATACATGAGCGAAAGCGTCACATCGCCGCGACCAATACCGGCGGCGATGTGACGCTTTCGCTCATGTATAGCGTGGACTGAGAGGGCAGGGCTTCGGCCCTCCCTCGCTTTCAGGGGATACAGATGAAATTCAGATACACGGGCAGCGGTGAAATCACCATCCGGCACATGACGTTCGAGGCCGGCAAGCCCGTGGAAGTCGAAGACGCGGAATTGGCCGCGAAAATCGCTGTGCTTCCCTATTTCCGGGAAGTAAAACCGGGGCGCCCGAAAAATGCCGACGAAAGCTGACGTAATCGCGCTCGCGCATCGGCTCATTGGCGTTCTGTCCGCCGATGAAGTCCCGAGCGCGGACCAGGACGCCTTTGCGACGGACGTTCTTGACGCGCTGTTCGAGGAACTCCGCTATACGCAGGGAATCCCGATTGCGTGGACGCTGGCAAGCACCCCGCAGCGGGCGCTGATGGGGCTGGCCGAGACGCTGGCAAGCGAGATCGCGCCTCACTACGGCAGGCAATACAAGCCGCGCTCCTCCGGGATTGCGAGGCTCCGCGCCGCGCTCCTGTCCGATGATCGCACCGGGGCAATGGACCTTGGAGACGCGGTTGTCCTGACGCAGGGCCAGGCCAGCTATTTCGAATACGCGCTCTATCCGACCACGGTTGACCTGACCGGGGCGACGGTTGTCTTCAACATGCGCGACGAATACGGAACCACGGTAATCGACGGCGCTTCGGCAACGGTTGTCACGGCGACGGGGACGCCAAAGGTCCGGTATGACTTCACCACGACGAACACGCGCAACGTGGGCCGGTTCCGTGGTGACTTCCAGGTTACTTTCGCGGACACGACGACCGCGACATTCCCGGAGACGCCCAAGATTCCGGTTGTGATCACCGACCCGATGGGCGGCAGCGAAGACCCGCTAGACGCGCTTGGGGATTACTTCTGATGGCGTTCGTGGAGTTTGTCGGGCAGTCGCTCAAGGACACCGATTTCCCGGCGGCAAACACGTCGCGGCTGATCAACTGCTACCGCGAGCCTATCGAGGGCGGGCACCAGATCAAATCCGTGCTCGGCACCGGGCAACTGGCCGACCTCGGGACCGTATTCATGCGGGCAATGGAGGAAGTCGCCGGGGACGTCTATTGCGTGTCCGGTGGCGCGCTCTACAAGGTCGAACGGCTCGGGAACAAGACCAATCTCGGCGCCGTCACGGATGGAAACGCCACGATTTCCGGCAACAATGGCGACGTGACTGTTGCGGCCGGCGGCGTTTACTACGTTTGGGATGGATCGACGCTATCCACACCAGCAGGCGGTGCGTTTTCGGCGGTCGGCTCGGTCGAATTTATCGGGCAGATCACGGTAATGACCGAACTTGACGGGCGGCGTTTCCAGTGGTCGGCGGTTGCCGATGCGACCTCGCTCAACGCGCTTGACTTCGCCACGGCAGAGGGCCGGGACGATGACATTATTCGCGCGGTGGTGATCAACGGCAACTTGTGGTTGATGAAAGAAAAGTCCTGCGAAATCTGGTATCAGACAAGTGCCGGATTCTCGCGGATTTCCGGCGGGGTGCTTGACACCGGGCTTAAGTCTTTCGGGCTTGTGGCGAAGTTCGATGGCGGGGCGTTTTTCATCGGTGACGACGGCATCGCCTACATCACGAACGGGGCCGGATTGCAGCCGGTTTCGACCCCCGCCGTTGAAACGGACGTGTCGCAGGGTGCGGCGCGGAATTGCTTCTATTTCGAGGACGAGGGCCACAAGTTCTGTGTGATCCAGTTTTCCGACCGCATGTCGTGGGTATACGACCTGTCCACGGGCGAGTGGCACAACCGGGCCAGCGGGACGCAGCTGAACCCGTGGCGCGTAGTCGCGGCGGTGAAGGCTTGGGGCTACTGGCACCTTGGCAACGACTTCGGAAAGGTTCTGCGGCTTCTCCGGGTGAATACCGATTTCGACGGGCCGCTCGTTCGCAAGATGGTTTCGCGGACGCTCAGGACCGGGGAATACCAGACGATCAACAGATTGGAACTGTTCGGCCGGATTGGCGAGGTAGAGACTGGCGGCGACGTTACCTATGTGCTGGGCGGGGTGGACTTCATCCTGACGGACAGCGACGGGCTGGCGCTGTTTCACTCGCTCACTGAGGGCGAATTGCGCCCCCCTGCGCTGTTCATCCGCGTGTCACGAGACGGCGGCAAGACCTGGGGCGCCGAGAAGTGGCGCAACTTCGGGAGCCTGGGCGACTACGACGCGCGGCTTATCTGGCGGTCCCTCGGGACAGCGAGGCAATTCACGGTGGAGGTAACAATCTCCGACCCGGTGGAACTGCCGATCAAATCTGTGGCGCTGGTCGAATGAGCCTGAACATCCAGGAGCAATACGTCGATCCTCGCACGGGGAAATTGACGCTGGAGGGCTACAAGCTGTTGCAAGGGGTGATTGACCGTCTTGACGCCATTGCGGCTGTCACGGCGCCGACTGGCGGGGCCACGGTTGACGCGGAAGCCCGGACTGCGGTTGCGGCGATCATCACGGCCGCCGGATGAGAATAACGGTTGACGAGGCGCGAGAGTATTTCGCCCACCCCTCGCAGCAGGTCTTTGGGCTGACGCCAGACTGCCTGCCTGATGAACCGTTTGAATATTGGGCTGACGGACCAGTCTGCGGAATTGCACATAACGCACCATATCCCGGTGTCTGGATGGTTCACTTCGGCGTCAAACCGGAGGGGTGGGGCAGCGTTGCCGCGCACGGAAAGCGGTTGTTGCATGAGTTTTGGGAACTGAAACAGCCCGAACGTATCATCGGGTGGACCCCGGTCAAGTTCCGCCATGCGCGCGCCTTGGCGCGGCGTGTCGGGTTTGAGGAAGACGGAATCTTGCCGCTCCCCTCCGGGGACGTGGTGATGAGTGGATGGAGGCCCTGATATGGGGTTAGACCCGATTACTGCGGGAATTGGCGCATCCGTTATCGGCGGCGTGACGCAGGCCAGCGCCGCCAAGAAGGCCGCGAACGCGCAGAGGGACGCCGCGCAAAATCAGGTGCAGCTTCAGGAGCGGGTTTACAACGATATACGCGACCTGATGGCGCCATATCGTGACATTGGCTCAAACGCTCTTAGCGCCGTCGCATATGAGCTAGGACTTGGCGCCAGACCGACCATCGGCGGGACCGCGCCCGAGATCACGGAAATCACGGATACGCCCGCCGCCGCTTCCGGCCCTCGGATCATGGGCAACCGCGACGACCGGGAAAACGCCCGCCTCTCGGGAGCCTACAACCCCGCACAACCGCAGCCCACGACGCGCTTTGCCGTTGGCGGGCAGATGTTCGACACGCGCGACGCAGCCCAAGCCTATGCAGACGAGAACCGCACGGGGGGCACCGACTACCAGGGTTTCCAGAAAACCCCCGGCTATGATTTCCAGCTTAGCGAGGGGATAAACGCCATTGACCGCTCGGCGGCATCCTCGGGCGGGCTGTTCTCGGGGGCCACGCTGAAGGCGGCGCAGACCTATGGGCAGGGGCTGGCAAACCAGGGGTATGACACATACCTCAATCGCCTGACCGGGCTTGCATCCAGCGGGCAAAACGCGGCGGCGTCGCAGGGTGCGGCGGCGCAGAACTACGCGGCCGGGGCGGGGCAGGCTTACGCGAACATGGGCAACGCCTCTGCGGCCGGGGCCATCGGCGTCGGCAATGCGATCAACTCGGGCATCGGCAACGCAATCGGCGTCTGGCAGTATCAGAACGCGCTCAGTCCCGCCATGAACCCGGCGGCTGGCGGCATCACGTCGAGCATTATCCCGCGCCCTAACCCGCTGTGGTCGTAACATGATCAACTGGTCACAATACGCGGTTGGCGGGGCTACTCGGCCAGACAGTTTCACCGGGATGAACCAGGATTTTTCAACTGCGCTGGCACGAATGATCGCTGAGGCGCCGCCTGAAATACAGGCGCAACTCCGTATCGGAAGCGGATTCAGATCGCCCGAGCGGCAATCGCAGTTGTGGGCCGACGCCCTAAGGAAATACGGGTCAGAGGCAGAGGCCCGGAAGTGGGTGGCTCCTCCGGGGAAGTCGCAACACAACCATGGCAACGCAGCAGACCTGAAATATCTCTCGCCCGAGGCGAAGGCGTGGGTTCACGCGAATGCGGCGCGATACGGGCTGGCATTCCCGCTTGCGAACGAGGATTGGCACGTCGAACTTGCGGCGGCGCGCGGTGGAAGCCCCGGCGGGCAGGGTGTTTCGACCGGGAACTCCCTCGCCGCCCCTCAGATGCCGCAGCAGCCGCAAGAAAACGCGCTTGCCTCCTATCAGCCCGCGTTCCGCTACAACGCTTTCCAGCTTGACCCCAACGCTTTCAGGATTTCGTAATGGCCCTTGATCCGTCCATCATCCTAGCAGGCCAGCCGGTCAACGTCCTCGGCGCGCTGTCGGCCGGAAATCAGGTCGCGGCTCAGACAAACGAAATGCGCCGCGCGGCGGATATGCAGAATCTGTATCGGACGCAGGGCGCGGGCATCCTTGCCGGGGATCAGAACGCGCTTAACGCTCTGGCGGGCTTTGACCCCATGGCGGCGATGGAGGTTCAGGGCGCGCACCAGGGGATGCGGATGCGGGAACAGGAGATGGCGACGGCAAGGGAGAACGCCCGACTCCGGGCGCTTGAACTCACAGCAAGCATGGACGCGGCGACCAAGCAGGCCGAGGCCGCGAAGCTAGAGCAAGGGCTTGCGGCCGCAACGCAGATCACCGACGCGCAAACCTGGGATCAATACATGACGCAGGTCGGGCTTAACGATCTGGTCGGCAGGTTCGGGGAAAAGGACATTCTCATTGCCGGGGCGCTTGGTTTGGCCGACGCCCTGAAGATGGGGCAGGGCGCCCCCGCCGGGGATCGGTTCCGGGTTGTCGGGAATACCGTCGTGGACATTGCCGCAGAGGGTGGGCCGAAGGTCGCCCTTGATGTGCCATCTGAGGAAAGCGGAACGGTGGTTTATGACCCGGCAACGGGCAATCCGATCGTCACGACGGGAACGGCCAAGCCGGTGAAGTTCACCGAAGCGCAGTCGAAAGATATTGTTTATGCGACACGGGCAGAGGGCGCGCTTGCCAAACTCGAACCTGTCGCGGACGCGCTGACAAGCCGCATGAATATTGTGGCCGAAAAGCTGCCGCTCGGTCTGGGCCGGGAATTGCAGAGCCCGGATTTTCAGGTCGCGAAGGCGGCCGGGGACGAGTTTTTGCAAGCCATCCTCCGCAAGGATACCGGCGCCGCCATCACGTCGCAGGAACGCGAGGAATATGGGCGTGTCTACCTTCCGCAGCCCGGAGACACGCCAGAGGTTACGGCCTATCGCAAGGAAGCGCGCCGCCGAGCAATCGCGGCACTCAAAGCCGGAATGAACGCCGACCAGATACTTGCGCAGGAACTGGCGCTTCAGTCTGGCGGCGCGGCGGATTTCTCCGCAATGGACAAGTCCGCTCTATCTAAGGTTGACATTATGTCATTGGACCCGGCGCAGCTTGACGCTTTCGAGGCACGCTGGAAGCAATTGGGTGGGCAGTAATGGCGACCGTCGAAGAACTAATTGCACAGCGGCGCGCGCAACTTTTGGGCGACGGCGTTGAAGCAAAGATTGCGCAGCGGCGGTCGCAACTCTCGCAGTCTTCCGTTCTTCCGCCAGAAGTATCTGCTAGGGCAAAGGCTGCGAGGGCGGGAACACTAGAAGTCCCGCAGCAGTCTGCCGACAGGCAACGGGCGATTGACCGCGCCGGTATGCCGCGCCTTCTCGGCGTGAACGAGGGGCCGCTTGGGGCATTCCAGGAAGCAGTGGGGCAGGCCGCAACATTCGGTCTGGCCGATGAGGCCGCCGCCGCGCTCGGGTCGGCCATCCCCGGCAACCGTTATGATACGTCCCTCTCAGCGGATCGCGCCAGAGGCGCGGCCCTGCGTGAGGAAAACCCCGTATCGTCGGTTGCGGGAACTGTTACTGGCGTTTTTACAAACCCGGTTGCCCGCCTTGCCCCTGGTATTTCAACGGTTCGGGGCGCTGCGGCGCAGGGGGCCGCACTGGCTGGCGCAGACGCTTTCGGGCGTGGCGAGGGTGGATTCAGGGGGCGCGCGAAGGATGCAGCTATCGGCGGCACCATTGGGGCCATTTTCGGGGCAGCTACAAAGGTAGCCATTGACGGGGCAAGCGCTGCGGTTAATCGCCTTCTCACGAAATCGACCGAGCGCCCGTCCATTGAACTGCTTAAAGCCACAAAGAATGCTGCATATAAAGCGGTTGACGATTCAGGGGAAATGTTCACCGGGCAGGAACTCGGCGGGCTGTATTCCAGGGCGCAGCAAATTGCCAAAGAGGGGAATTTCGTTCAGGAAGCGGACCCACAAACATTTGGCGCCCTAAAGACGCTGGAGAAATACGCAACAGAAGGCGGCGACATTTCCCTTAGCCAACTGGACAAGATCAGGCAAAGTTTGTGGGCGCGATACAATCGCGGCGATGAGCCGCTTGTGCTGGACATGATTGGTGCGATTGATGATCTTGTCGCATCGAGGGCCGGCGCTTCCGGGCAAATGGAGGCGGCACGTCTGGCTAACTCCCGCTATGCGAAGTCTCAGCTTCTTGAAGGTGCGTTTCGCAAGGCGCGGCTGCAAACTGCCGCTACCGGAAGTGGCGGAAATATACTTAACAAGTATCGCCAAGCGGTAACGTCAATCATTACGAACCCCAAGGAGGCGCGCTGGTTCAGCCCTGATGAAATCGCCATAATGGAACGGTTCGTCATGGGGTCAGACGCGGAAAACGTGCTTCGCCGCATCGGCAAGTTGTCTCCCGGCGGCAATGGACTAATGACCGCTCTAAACGTCTATGCGGCGGCCGTAAGGCCGGAACTGCTTGCGATCACTGGCGCAGCTACTGGCGCGAAGATTGCCGCAGACAAATCGGCAATGCGCGGATCAGAGGCCATTCTTGATACGGTATCTACGGGGGCAATACCAACCGCAGCGCGATCCGTAAGCGGAGGCGCGGGAAAGGTTGGCGCTGCCGCCACAAACGCTCTGTCTGGTTACTTCGGCGGCTTCTGAGACCTGTCAAAGAAATCGTAAAGATGTTGCGCTGACTTCCGCTCGCTGCGGACCACTAGCCATGCGCAAAAAACAACTCCGGCGATAGCGCCAGCAATAATCAGCATGAACGCGCCCTCCTGGTGCGTAATTCGCTCACCCTAGCACATCAAGGGCAATCTGCAAATGGCAAACCAGATCATCGTCGCGCTTCCGCGTGTGACGGACGCTAATGGCGATCCCGCATCGGGCGCGCTGGCCTACTTCTACCAGACAGGCACGACAACGCCCGTAACGGTCTATTCCGACGAGGCCCTTACCACGGCTCACGCTTCGCCGCTTGTCGCGGATTCCTCGGGCAAGTTCGCACAGGTGTTTTACGGCGGGGCAACCAACGTCAAGGTTGTGGTGCAGGACTCGGCCGCCGCTGCGCTTTACACGCTTGACCCCGCCCCGATGATTTCCGGCCAAGCCTCGGCGGCCGAGAGCGTCACGTTCTCGCCGGTGGCGGGCAACGCGGCGACCGATGTCCAGGCGGCAATCGAGAACAACACCACGGCGCTTGCCGCCAAGGTTGATGAGACGATCACGCTAACCGCTGGCACCGGATTGACCGGCGGCGGCGACCTATCGGCAAACCGGACATTTTCTGTTGACGAGGGCAGCGGAGCCGACCTCACGGCCGGGACAGACGCCAAGTTCCCGGACTGTTCCACTGTCAAGACCTACGTCCAGGCATATTCGCCCGAATCCTCGCTCGGCACCATCACAACCACTTCCGGCACGTCTCAATCTCTCGGCTCTCTTACCCTGACGGGATACAAGCGGCTGCGCTGCGTTGTAGACGGGGTTTCGTTCGACGCGGGCGGCCAACTCCTTCTTAACGGCATCAACATTTCCGGCGCCGCCGCAGGAGCTGCAACGGTATTCCACGGCATCGTGGAAATCGACCTCGGGACCGGAGTTGCGGTCGGGATGGTCGGCGTGTCGGGGACCAACTCGGACGTTTACACGGCCAACACGGCATATAGCACCGCGACAACTTCAATCGTGTTTGGGGCCAGCGGAGCCAATTTCGACGCTGGGTCGATCATCGTTTACGGCATCAAGTGAGGCACAATGGTAACTGAAACCAAACTCGCCACGGAACTGACCGTGGCGGATAGCACGACGTTTGATGCCGTGATCGGCGCCAACGGAACAGCCCTTGTCAGGCTTCCGACCTCTGGCGCACCGCTTTTCTGGCGCAAGCCCGATCTGCACGACATGAGCAACGCGCCATGGGTCAACGTCTCGAACTCCGATGTTGCGCTCCAGAAAAACCATGTGTTCATCCGGCAGGAGACGGACACCCGCACGGACCCGATTACGGTTCAAATACAGCGTATTGTCACTACAGACGACGGCCTTTCAAATCCCAAGGCATTGCGAGCCGTCACCAATATCAGTGTGGACGATACGCAAATTGAGTATGCTGTTTCTGGCGAAATTGTCAGCTATTCCAATGTAGGGACAAACAGCCACACGGCGGTTTCCGGCACGTCTTTCAAATATGGTCTTGCCGGTCTTTTCGGCGGCCACTTCCAGGCCAACGAAATGTTCAAGCATACGGCTGCCACCGCCGTAACTGCACTAGTCGGTGCAGAGATAAACACGCCAGCCGTCGGCTCAGATCATCCGACCGCTAATGATGGATACGGAAACAGATATTGCATTGATGTAATTGCCCGCACGAATGAGAGCGTTGCAAACTGGAATGTCGATGAAGGAGACAACTTCGGGGATGCCGAAATCGGAACCGGCATTTCCGTAAGGACCGACAACACAACGGACGGTTATTTCCGTTTCGGGATGGCAATTCGGGAACATTCATCGAATCCAAACTCAATCGGAACGGGGATTCGAATTAACAACTCTGGAAATTACGGAATCCACGCAAGCGGCGCAAACGCAGTTGCCCACTATTATTCTAGCGGCTCCCCTGTTTACGGGGCCGCATTCGTTGGAACATACGGGACAGCGGCGATCCGCGTAAATTCACAACAGGCAATCGCCATGGATGGCACCGGGGGAATAAAAATGTCCTACGGTGTAACCGCAAGCGTGTGGGGCTTCTACAACGGCGCAAACGAGCGCGCCGGATTTGACATGACCGCAACCCCCCGGCTTCGCATCGGCGGGACTGCCGTTCTCGGCGCTCGCAAGACCGGG